CTCCGATGTTATGGACATATTAGGAAAGAAAATGACAGAAGAATCTAAGACGGCTGTAGATGTTGTTGCGGCAAGCACTGGGCTTGCAAGTCTGTTCACATGGTTACCACCAATGGCTTCACTGCTTACCATTATATGGATGGCGTTAAGAATTTATGAATCCGACACTGTGCAAAAACTTTTAGGCAACAAATAGTGGGTATATTAAGCACAATTTTAGGAAGCGGAGATGTTGTAAGTAAAGGTCTTGACCTTATTGACTCAATGCACACCTCTGAGACTGAAGCCATAGAAGCTAAAACAATGGCGAAAACTCAACTTTTAACTAGTTACGCACCATTTAAGGTTGCACAACGCTACATAGCTTTAATATTTGGATTTACATTTGTTGGGTCTTATTTAATGGTTCTCGTTTTGTTTTTTATGGGGCGTGACATAGCGGCAGTTCAAGAGCTTATAACAGCTTTTAAAATAGATTGGATTATGCTGACGATTGTCGGCTTTTATTTCGGTGGGGGAGCTTTTGAGGGACTCGCCAGCAAGAAGGAGAAAAAATAATGGGTCTTGAATCAAACACAAGCTCAACATATATCGACGGCTTGGTAGCAACCAACCCGACCAGTGCTGACAATGTAGGCGATGGTGATAATCACATTCGTCTGATCAAAGACGTTCTCAAGAGATCGTTTTCTGGAATAACCGGTGAAGTCTCTGCAACACACACAGCACTTAATTTAGCGGCAACAGAGATATCGGCTGCTACCAATGCAGCCACCGCGTCAACGGTTGTGAAGCGCGATAGCGGTGGTAATTTTTCAGCGACTGTCGTTACTGCAAACCTTATAGGTAATGTAGTAGGCAGTGTCCAAGGAGACGTTTACGCAAGCAATGGGGTTGCAAAGGTTCTGGAAAACGGAACTGATGGAACCGACGCAATAATAACAGCAGATGTTACCGGTGACTTAACCGGTACTGCTGAAATAGCGTCAAGGGTTGACATCCCCTCGGTGTCAGCAGATACAGAATACCGCATGGTGTTTGGTCAAGACCTTAACGCTGGCGGCGGCGGCGGCAGTAGTAGCGGATCCAATCCAGAGTATCTTTTTAAAGACTTAGACGGAAGTTTTCATTACAACCCAAGCACTAACACATTAACAGCCGGTAATTTTAGCGGGGCTGTTGCTTTAGCAAATGTCACTGGACTGCAAACTGCTCTAGATGCAAAGACAACGCCAGCCGCTGCAAAACTAGCAGCATGGCCTATTGGATCAATATACACCTCTGTAAACTCAGCTAACCCAAGCACCTTGTTTGGTGGAAACTGGGAGGCATTTGGCGCGGGTAAAGTGTTAATAGGCATAGATGCGTCAGACACCGATTTCGATACGGTTGAGGAAACTGGCGGCGCTAAGACACACGCATTATCGATTGCAGAAATGCCAGCTCACAGCCACACATACACGTTAGAAAACACAAGAGGTGCGGGTAGTCCGGGCGCTGGAAACGGAGATTCAAGCTTTAGCACACCTAACACCAGCACTGTCGGCAGTGGGGCAGCGCACAACAACGTGCAGCCGTATATTGTAGTTTATATGTTTAAGAGAATTGCAGATTAATGGCATACGTCCCACTAAGAAATATTGGCGCTGGTGGTGTAGTCACCGACCAAGACCCTTACGACTTGGAGCTTACTCAGTTTCCAAATGGAAACAACGTGTCATTTCACGAGGGGCGAGTTGGTAAGGCTTTAGGCCACAGTGTAAGAGCATCAACGACAGCGGCACCTACGCACGTTCAAGGCTGGGTGTATAGCGGCAACAATACAGTAGTAATTGGCACTCTAAATAAAATTTACAGGTATGACGGTTCTTCAGAGACTAACGTAACGAAGACATCTGATTCTACTAACTACAGTAACAGTGATAGATGGCAATCTGAGCAGATCGGAACAGCTATCATGATGAACAACGGCAGCGATGTTCCGCAGTTTATGCAGCCAACTCAAAATCGTTTTCAAGACCTCACCGCTTGGCCTAGTGGAGTCACAACGCAATGCCTCAAACCCTATAAGTCTTTTTTGGTTATGGCGGGTTATGAGTCAAGCAGCAGCAAGCACCCGTACACGGTTAGATGGTCACATGAATATGAACCCACGGGCGTGCCAACCGATTACGCGGTAAACAGTACGACGAATTTAGCCGGAGAAAACACGCTTTCAGGCAACAACGGTAACTTGATAGACCAGCTCACGTTAAATAACTCTCAGATAATTTATGCCGAGCGCGGTGTTTTTGCTATGGACTTCATAGGTGCGCCTTTAGTCTTTGCTTTTAGAGAGATTTTTTCGGATGACGGAATCATTAATAGAGGAGCTTGTGCTCAATTCTTTGGCAGTCATCTGGTGGTGGGTCACAGCGACATATATGTCCACGACGGTAACCAAAAAAGAAGCATTGTTGATAAGCGCGTTAGACGCACATTTTTCAATTCGCTAAGTGATAAGCGCAGCGTCTTTTGTCAAACGATAACGGATCGCTCAGAGGTTTGGATTTGTTACGCAGATTCAGACGCCGCGAACGCTCAGACAGCAAACAGGGCGTTAGTCTATAACTGGGCGCAAAACGCGTTTACGTTTATTGATCTTCCAAACCTCAGAGCCTTAACGGTTTCAGAGAAAATGAACACCGACGGCGGCTGGGATGATGTTGCTGGGAGCTGGGGCTCTAACAGTAACTATTGGTCTAACTCATCACAGAGCAATGAGGCTGATGCATTTAGAGTATTCGGCGCTGGATACGGATCATCAAAGCTTTACACGATGAACGACACTCACGGTGCTGCCGGTAATTCAATGAATGCGTTTTTAGAGGCAACCAAGATTGATTTGGATCAGGTGCTGGGCAAGGCAACAAACACAATTAAGCAGATCAAAGGAATACTTCCTCAGATTGAAGGTCAAGGCTTTGTAAATATCACCGTTGGTACGAGTCATTCACCACAAGACGGTGTGTCTTGGGGATCAACGAATACATACAACATTGAGTCCGACCACAAAATAGATTTGAGATCATCCGGTCGTTATTTTGCGCTAAAGGTTGAAAGCACAAGCGCCTCGGATTATTGGAGGATCACAGGCTTAGATATTGATATCAGTGAGGTAGCAACACGATGAGTTATGTGCCTACAACCTCATCGGCTCAGAGCTTACCGGATATTAAAAACTGGATAGCCGGTGAGCTTGTGAGGATTTCAAACAGTTTTACAACATCAAAACAAACTTTAAACATACCCGTCATCAATGCAGCACCCGCAAAGCCACAGGTTGGCGATGTTGTATTTGCAGACGGCACTAACTGGAATCCAAGTGGAGGTCGTGGGCTTTACTACTACGATACGAGCTGGGTAAAAATAGCATAGGTACATATCATGGGAATGTTTAGCTTCGGTAAAAAGAAAAGTAGCAGTGAATCAGAAAGTAGCGGTTCTACATTTGTTGATCCGAATCAATCACCATATTTACAAGACATCTACGGTCAAGCGCAGCAGCTTAATGCTCAAGGGATGCCCGTTGAAGGCGTTGCCGGGATCAACGGCATGTTGGGTGGCGCACTTGGCACAGCTTACGGCGCTGGAGGTATGCAAGCGGGTGTTGGCGCTAACATGATGGCCTCTGGCGCTAATGCGACTCAAGGCACAGGTATGGCGTTGAACTATGCGGGTGGAGCGATGGGTGGTAACGCTCAAGGTGGTATTAACACCGCAATGGGCGCTGGGCAAGGTATGGCGAACATGGCGGGCATGATGGGAGCTGCTAACAACCAAGGCTTTAACGCCGCAAACGCTGGTCAGTACATGAACAACAGTGTGCTTAACGGACAGATAGATGCTGCAAGTCGGGACGTTGTGCGTAACCTTCAGGAAAACCAATTAACAGGTATCGCGTCTAACGCCGCTGGTACAGGTAACTCTGGCTCTAGTCGAGCGGGTGTCATGGCGGGGATTGCTGCACGAGGCGCTGGTGATCGGATTGGCGATATATCGGCAAGCATGAGAGGTCAAGCATACAACACGGGTCTTGGTATAGAGGCTAACAGAGCATCTCAAAACGCTGGGTTTCAGCAACAGGCTAACCAAGCAAATCAAGGTGCATACAACAACATGTTGCAGTTTGGAGCTGGTATGGGGCAGAACGCCTACAACACTAACCAACAGAATCAACAGTTTGGCGCTAACATGGCAGCTCAATTAGGTCAGCAGGGGTACGGCAATATGATGTCCGGCGCTAACATGATGAATCAAGGCATAGGAATGCAGCAGGGCGCTGGACAGTACATGCGAGATTACGAGCAGCAGCTTCTTAATAATCAGTATCAGCAAGCTATGTCTCCGTTTAATAGTCTCAATTTCTATAGCAATCTTGTTGGTGCCCCAAACAACTTGAGTGAACAGAGTTCCAGCTCATCATCCAGCTCTAGCGGGTGGAATGTGTCAGCGGGAAGTGGAGAATAAAATGAGTGTTTTTGATATTTTCACAAACAAGGCGGCGTTGTCAGAGAGCGACTCATTTGTTGGTGCGCTGGACACGGGGTTAGAAGAATACAAGGCTCAACTTGAGGCTATGCCAGCTTTTCGTCCACAAGTGAATGATAAGGGCGAGTTTAATCAAAGGCAATTGCAGTACGCTCAAAACAATTTAATCCATGACGGTAGCGGGGGGTATTATTCCCCAGAGCGAATGGAAAAATTGCAGAAGTACAAACAGCTACAAGCTGTAAAAGATCAGCAAACAGCGGCATACGAGCGAAAGTTAAATAACCCACTTTTTAACATAAAGGACTTGGGCGCTGACATCTTTAGAAATACCGTTGGCCTCGTACCTAACATGCTTTCGGGGTCAGAGGGTTATGACCCAAGCCAGCGCGAGACAAGCAACTACCGGACTGCAATTAGCGGCCTTGTGGAAAAGCAGCAAGCCGCGTTATCGAGTCTTAGCGATGCAAGAAAAGAAAGAGCACAAGCATTTATTGGTGGTATCCGTAAGCCCGTTGGGACTGCTCTCGTAGATAATTATGGTCAATTAGGAATAACTACAACAGACACTGTTGATGGCGGTGTTAGATTCGATCCTGTATTAAGGGAAGACGGGTCAGTAGTAGGCAAACCAAAAAACACTATGGTTGCTTTAGGCGGCGGCGGGCAAGGACTTATTGACTTATCCAGCCCAGATAGCCAAATCCAAACCGTCGTTTCTCCAGAAGATGCGACAAATAGAGACGCTAATGCTGCGGGTGAGAAAGTTGTTTCTACTGCTTTAGCAGAAGATGCTGTAGACGCAATTATAAATCTAGAGTCTACTCAAGCTAATGCAAGAATTATGAGCGATTTGTTTAGCAGAATACGCAACCACAGAGGGCGAGAAGCTGTTCTTGACAGTGCTCTTGGAACACTAAATCCAATGCTAAGAATTCCAAACACCGCAGAGCTTGATTTTAACTCTATTCTTAAAGAGTTACAGGGCGATGTGTTTATGACGGCGTATAAAGGTCTGAAAGGCGGCGGTCAAATTACTGAAATTGAGGGAGAAAAGGCAGAGCAAGCCATTCAGAATATGACACTGAATCAGAGTAAACAACAGTTTATGGAGAGCCTAGACATACTTGAAAATATTGTTATGCAAGCCACTAGAGAGGCTACAAACAAAGCCAATAAGTTAAAGGTCTCAAAAACATCTACGGGCGTCACTTACCAAATCGTTAATGATTAAAAGGGTTTAAAAAAAATGCCAAAAATAGTCATTGGAAATAAATCTTTTCTTGTTGATGAAAGCTTTTACGAATTACCCGATGAGCTTAAAGAGGAAACCATTAACGAAATGGCTGCAAGTGTGCAGTCCTCACAAAGTTTAAATC